GCGAACGCTTTGACATTTTGGATCAAATGACAAAGGCTACAATTGCCGGCGATGTCCGTGCAATGATTGTAGTTGGCCCTCCCGGAGTTGGCAAGTCATACGGTGTAGAAAAGCAATTGGAGCATAGTGGCTTGTTTGACCAGTTGTCAGGTCGTCGTGTCAAGTATGAAGTGATCAAGGGTGCCATGACTCCGATTGGCCTGTATTGCACTCTATACAAACATTCTGACCGGAACAACGTTTTGGTGTTTGACGACTGTGACTCAGTATTCCAAGACGACCTGAGCTTGAACATTTTGAAAGCGGCGCTGGACTCTGGTAAGAAACGTAGAATCTACTGGAATAGTGATAGTGCTATGTTGCGTCGTGAAGGCGTTCCAGACATGTTTGACTTTAAGGGTGCCTGTATCTTTATCACAAACCTACAGTTCAGCAACCTTAAATCTAAGAAGTTGCAAGATCACTTAGAAGCACTTCAGTCACGCTGTCACTTTTTGGATCTTACACTCAATACCATGCGCGATCGTTTCTTGCGTATCAAGCAGATTTACCGTAAGGGCGAACTGTTTGCAGACTACGACTTTACACAAGAACAAGGTGACATGGTGATCGAGTTCATGGAACAGAATCAAACTCGACTACGTGAAATGAGCTTGCGTATGGCTCTTAAGATTGCAGACTTAACCCGTGTGTCAGATACAAATTGGAGAGCATTAGCGGCTACAACTTGTATGAAAAATTCCTAAGGGGATTTGAAAACGGTTAAGTATATGGTAGCTCCTGGGTAGTACAAACTACCCATTTCGACAGGTATCCTTAAAAAGATACCTGTTTTTTTGACTTTTGTCAACTAAGTATGTTACAATAATCATATGCGAACAGCTACAATTACAATCCGAGACGAAGTAAACATCAAAATTGAAGGCTTGGAACTTGACGCTCGTCGAGCTTTGGTTAATGCTTTTAAATATGATGTTCCAGGTGCTCGATATTTGCCCGCGGTCAGACTCGGACGTTGGGACGGCAAGATAAGTTACTTTCAACTAGGTGGTAGCACTTATGTGAATTTGTTACCAGACATTATTCCTATCTTGGAAAAGTTTAACTATGACATTGAGTTAAATGATCAACGAGACTATAGTGTCAACTTTGATTTCATTTCCGTGGACGAAGATACATTTAGCAACATCAATTGGGGCAAGGGTCATCCACAAGAAGGCGAACCCATGAAGTTGCGCGACTATCAAGTTGAAATTATCAATAACTTTTTAACCAATCCACAATGCATACAAGAAATTGCCACAGGCGCCGGTAAGACAGTGATCACAGCCGCACTGTCGAATGCTGTGGCACCGTATGGTCGTACCATTGTAATTGTTCCCAACAAAAGCCTAGTGACCCAAACAGAAAAAGACTATGTCAACATGCAACAGGACGTGGGTGTATACTTTGGTGATCGCAAGGAATGGGGTCGCACACATACCATCTGTACCTGGCAGAGTTTAAATGTCCTATTAAAGAACACAAAAGCAGGTGTAGGTGATTGCACCATTGGAGAGTTTTTAGAAGATGTAGTTTGCGTCATTGTTGACGAAGTACACATGGCCAAGGCTGATGCACTAAAGACTCTGCTGACAGGAGTGATGAGTCGTATTCCGTTGCGTTGGGGACTTACTGGTACAGTGCCCAAAGAACCATTTGAATTTCAAGCTCTTAAATGCAGCCTTGGTCCAGTGATCAGCAAGTTATCGGCTAACGAATTACAAAATCAAGGCGTATTGGCTCAGTGCCATGTGAACATTGTGCAGTTGGTTGATCACGCAGAGTTTAGCAACTATCAAAGTGAGTTAAAGTTCTTGCTAGAAGAACCCAACAGGCTAGACACCATTGCTAACTTGATCAAGCAAGTCAATGTTACTGGTAATACACTTGTATTAGTTGACCGCATTGCCGCAGGACAAGGTATTATTGAACGCTTGGGCGATAATGCAGTCATGGTGTCGGGTGCAACTAAAGCAAAAGCGAGACAGGATGAATATGATGAAGTTGCTGAAGCCACTGGGAAAATTATTGTTGCTACTTACGGTGTTGCCGCTGTGGGCATTAACATTCCCCGTATTTTTAATCTTGTGCTTGTGGAGCCTGGCAAATCATTTGTTAGGGTTATCCAATCAATTGGACGAGGCATACGAAAGGCCGAAGACAAAGACCACGTACAAATCTGGGACGTAACAAGTACCTGTAGGTTTGCCAAACGACACCTAACCAAACGTAAAGTTTTTTATCGAGAAGCCAACTATCCCTTTACACAAGAGAAACTAGAATGGAAATAGTATTAGTCACCTATAGTAAAGATCTTGACAAGGCTGATCTATGTATATCCACAATCAAAAAATATGGCGTAGGGCCGTATCAATCTAAATTTCGAGTGATTATTAACGACATAGAGTCTGTCTATGCTACTGCAAAACTTAAATGGCCAGATTTATCAGTATATCATTGGAAGGATATATCACCGACTTTATCATGGCCTAGCGGTTGGTGGAGCCAGCAGTGGCTGAAACTGTGTGCTAGTTGCGTGGTAGAAGAAGATTGGTATATGATTGTAGACAGTGATATGTTTTTAAATCGACATATCGATTTACAAGAACTTTTTTATAATGAACGAGCTTTTGTGTCGCTTAAACCACGGTCTGCATATTCAGACCAACCTCAATTCTTAGAATTTATTGACAACGCTAGAACTTTTGTTGGGCTCGACCATTTAGAATCGGTAATGAGAGCCGTCCCTCCGCAAATTTTTCGTACATCTGTGGCCTTAGATCTAGCATCAAACATAGATCCGCGAATTTTTGGTATACTTGGTCAACGTACCACAGAGTTTTTCCTCTATTGGGCATGGATATGTAAACACAATCAAATTGAAAATTTTTATCATCCACTTGACAATTGGCTTACAATGGGTACTGGATTTTTTACTCAACCAACCCGAGAGGTTGCATACAATAAAAACTATGCTATAATAAACTTATGAGAATATTAACACTTGATAACACACCGTTTGATCTGGACCATTTGCCCGAAGAAGTAGACGACATGCGTTTTGCCATACTAGATAATAGTAACCCACAAGACCCCGACTATCACTACATTCCTTTGATTTTTTTAGAAAGTTTCACAGCACCGGCCTTGGTTCTACGCATCGGCGACAATCGAGTTAAGATGCCAGTGGATTGGCAGATACTGATTGGTGAACCCGACCTAGGTGACCTAGAAGTACTGCCTCTGACTGCTATCAACGATCGCGGATTTAAAGCATTTCAATTCAATCCGTTGAGTAGTTTTAGACCCAGTTTTTTAGACATAGAAATAGTTGACGTGTATCAAGAAGTAACATGGTATGCTCCCAAGTTAAAAAATGGACAGATGTTATGTGTGCCCCTGGGCACTGACACAAAACCCGAATGCGTTTTCTTTGTCAAAGACATTAGTAGAAACTGTGAAGTATTGGACTATAACAAGGCCTGGTAATATGGGATTATTAACACCCGGAGTGCAGTACACTTATGAATACGAGCGAGGTATTGTGTATGCTCGCGAACCTGGAAAAGACCGGTTTATCATTGGTTGGAAATATGTACCCATCAATATTGCATCAACACCTGTAGAAATCGATGAGTGACAAGTTAAGCATCAGCAACGAAATGTCACAGTTTGATCGTAAAAACCGTGAGTTCTATGACAGTCTATCCGATGAAGAAAAGAAAAAGTTCAGTAACTTTTTAATGATTCGTTATGGATCCAGCGTGACTGGCACTACAGATCTGCAACACTTTTATTTGGTATCTACCAATGAGCGACTCAACAAACATTTCTTTGCAATAAATCGTCACCCTAAACTGCAATGGTTATGTGCCACTAGTGTCAGCCCTGGCCTGGGCACTATGCGACACAATTGGATTGCTCCCAAGAAAAAAGAAGCCGGCGGCGCTGGTATTAAAAAACAAATAGCTGAATTGTATCCTAACATGAAACAAGATGAAGTAGAGCTCATGTCAGAAATTAACACTAAAAAAGAAGTTGATGCATACTTACGCTTGTCTGGTCAAGAAACCAAGAAATGACACACACCTGTTGCTATTGTAAAAAAAGTTTCGTTAAAGAAACCAGTTTAGAGATTCACATGTGTGAACCCAAACGTCGCTACAGAGAAAAAGATGAGCGTGGGGTACAACTAGGGCTAGGTGCATACTTGAGATTCTATGAAATTACACAAGGTAGTGCCAAACTAAAATCATTTGATGACTTTGTAGAAAGTCCATATTACCGAGCTTTTGTAAAGTTTGGTCGATATTGTGTGGATGTCAAAGCCATTAACCCTATCAGATTTACCGAATGGTTACTCAAGAATAACAAGAAGATTGACCATTGGTGTAGAGATACCATGTACACTGAGTATCTGACTGATTATTTGCGTGTAGAGAATGTAAACGATGCATTGGCTCGTGCCATGGAGTTTGGTCTTGACTGGGCAGAAAAATCCAGACATCCAGCCGAAGACTGCTTGCGTTACGGCAACACCAATGCCATGGTATATGCAGTGACCACAGGGCGTGTCAGTCCATGGGTTATCTACTGTAGCGAAAGTGGGCAGAAGTTTTTGAGTGAATTAGACGCAACTCAGATTGCAATGATATGGCCAATCATTGACAGCGAGTTCTGGGGAAATAAATTCAAAGATTACCCAGCCGACTATGAATATGCAAAAGAAATATTGACCAAGGCAGGGTGGTAACATGAGTGCAGACATTGATATTGACTTTGCCAACAGAGATCAACTATTACAATTGATTCATGCAACACCAGCACGACAATTGCATCAAGGACAAGTTCGTCGTCACAACAGCGGAGTATATGTTACCGATATTCCTTACGATGCTGTTAATAAATGTGCTGCCATTGAGTACGAACAAGCAGAACAACTGGGCTATTTTAAAATAGATTTATTAAACATGAGCGTGTATCAGTTGATCAAGGATCCTGCACACTATCAGACAATGTTGGCAACAACTCCACCGTGGGAACGCTTGTGGACTGATGCAGAATGGGCCAGCAAATTAGTTCACGTGGGCAACTACACTGACCTGTTAAACACCATGCGTCCTGACAGTATACCAAGACTGGCTGCACTAATATCAATTATCCGTCCTGGTAAAGCACACTTACAAAACAAATCCTGGACCGAAGTATTTGAAACTGTTTGGGATGGTGACGACAGTCGTGGATTTGTATTTAAAAAATCACATGCAATATCATATTCAATACTGGTAACACTGCATATGAATCTGCTTAATCAATCTTCCTGACCAGGGTAATACTTTTTCTTTTGGACTTTTTGCGAGCCATTTCGCTTAAACTGCACACCGGTCCGTGTAGGATTTCTAGATCTTTGTTGACAAAAGTACGCAAACATAAACGAAATGGATCCCATTCATTTTTCAAAAATATGTTAATGGGTATGCTACGGTTTGATTCCCACCACCAAACATTGGCTAACTCTAAAAACTTACGTTTGTTCTCTAAGCCCATAACACCGCCAAAATCGTAAATTGTAGTAATAAGATCATCTTGATTTTGAATAATACCCACGTATTCTTGGCTGGCATAGACACACAGCGTTATAAACGGGTATTTTTCAGCTAGTTTTGTGAATAGATCGTTGGACATATTGTTCGGATATTTATGTTCTAAAAATCACCGAAGGTTCAAAACGCTAAATAGCAAGTATGTATTCAACCACCGCTTACATTTACCAACAACGTACTCGTGTCTTAATGATGGACACAGGTGCGGGCTCCACTTTCACCTATAGGTATGATCCTGTGTACGCTAAAACTTTAACCATTAACAAAGGCGTTGACAATGTACTTTTGTTTGAATTTATCAACCAAGAAGAAAAACCTGTCAACATTACTGGTAGCACATTTGTATTTCGTGCAATCAGTCAAAACGGAGGAGAATTGTTGCTGGAAAAACCATTGGTAGCGTTGAGTGCTCCGCTGGGACGTGCCAAAGTCACAATCAACAGCGAGGACCTATGGACCATACAAGCTCAACCTGCACAGTACAGTATCAGTCGCACACAACCTGGCGGCCTGACCGAAGCTGTGTTTGTAGATGCCCAAGCTGGCGCACGAGCAGCAGTCAACATTCAAGACAGCGTACTACCACAGTTTATTCCAAGTAGTCCTTGCATTATTCCTACTATAGAAATCAGCAATGAAATACAAGCCGACGGGTTGGGCTATGCCGATTGGGGCAATCCATACTATGGTAATCCCACCGGCACAGGTGGCAACTATTACAATACCGGATTCAACACTGAATACTTCAGTAGCTATATCGAGCCCCGCGGTCCTGTGACCACTATTCAAATGACCTTGGACCAGTACACTGGCACTATCAAAATTCAAGGTGCAGAAAACTATCAAAGCCTTTGGTATAACGTTAGCGAAAGCCGTACATACTTCAACGAAAGTCGAACCATTTACTGGAATATCATTGGGTGGCATCCGTTGTTAAAGATTGGATTTAACAACAGTGTATTTGCCACGTATGATCCTCCTGGAGTGCCAGCATCGGCATACGCTATTTGCACAGATGGTGTATTAACCAGTGTTGAGATTCAAAATGGCGGCTCTGGTTACCTGGCACCTCCCAAAATTAGCATTGTTGGTAATGGTGCTGGCGCTGTTTGCGAAGCCGAAATCAACAACACCGGAGTAGTTACAGCTATCAATGTTATCGATGGCGGATCTGGTTATTGGCCAGTTCCGGCTGGCGCTGTAAACACAGCAGCCTTTCCGGTTCCTCCAGCCAATCAAGGTGCTTTGGTAGTCATCAGCACTGGCACCGTAATCGACATCTTTTACCGATAAGCCGTTGATTTTATTCAGCAGTCATGTTATAATTATAACATGATTGATGTGGTTTCCTTTTTACCCGGCAAGCGAAAACAAACAACAAGTGGTTGGATAAGTTTCAACGCACCCTGTTGTATTCATCGCGGCGATACACAAGATAAAAGGCAACGTGGAGGAATCAAACCCGGCAACGACGGATCCTGGTCATATCATTGTTTTAACTGTGGGTATACTGCCAGCTTTGTTCTGGGTCGTAACTTAACATTCAAAGCTCGTAAACTACTAGAGTGGCTCAATGTTCCCACAGAAGAAATAGAACGCATTAACCTCGAGAGCCTTAAACACAAAAGCATAGAAGGGTTACTTGGCGAACGTCAGGAAGTTGTCAATAAGTTACAAAATATTGAATTTGAAGATCGAGATCTACCGGCAGAAACACAAGAGTTAAATGAGTTTGCTAAAGAATATTTACAAAAGAGATGTGTTCCGTTGGACTATCCTTTTTTATACAAAACAATGCCAAGACGTGGCGTTGTGATTCCGTTCACACACAATAATCAAGTGGTAGGACACACTACACGTTTTTTAGACGATCGCACACCGAGGTACATCCAAGACATACAACCAGGATATGTATTCGGCACAGACTTACAACATAACAATTGGCAATCAGTGATTGTGGTAGAAGGTGTATTTGATGCACTCAGTATCAGTGGCCTAGCAGTATTACACGCAGAGATCAATGATGCACAAGCAAGACTGATACGCAGTCTTGGGCGCGACATCATTGTGGTGCCAGACCAAGACGAAGCTGGCATGAAGTTGGTAGATCGTGCTGCGGAACTGGGTTGGGCTGTCAGCATGCCTGCGTGGCCCGCCGATGTTAAAGATGTAAATGATGCAGTGATTCGTTGGGGCAGATTAGCTACTTTGATAACTATAATGCAGGCCAAAGAAACCAGTAAAATTAAAATAGAACTAAGGAAGAAACAACTTGTTAAAAGACTACGGGCTTGATGTCCAAAAACTATTCTTAGAAATGATGTTGCAAGACGCAGAGTCGTATGTGCGTGTGCAGAACATTTACAATCCAGAAAACTTTGATCGTAGTCTTAGACCTGTGGCCGAGTTCATTGCCACGCACAGTAATGAATATAAAACATTGCCAGGCACAGATCAAATCAAAGCTGCAACCGGAGTAGAACTAAAACATATTCCAGACTTAAACGAAGGACACTTTGAATGGTTTATGACTGAGTTTGAAGGCTTTACTCGCAGACAAGAACTAGAACGTGCAATTTTAAAGAGTGCTGACTTGCTGGAAAAGGGCGAGTATGATCCTGTAGAAAAACTAATCAAAGATGCAGTACAGATTAGCCTGACCAAAGACATGGGTACGGACTATTTTGATGATCCTAAGTTACGTATCAACAAGTACTTTAATTCTGGCGGTCAAGTTTCAACTGGGTGGCCACAGATGGACAAGATCTTGTATGGAGGATTCAGTCGTGGCGAACTTAACATTTTTGCTGGTGGATCCGGTTCAGGTAAGTCACTTGTTATGATGAACATAGCCTTGAGCTGGTTACAAGCAGGACTCAGTGGTGTGTATATTAGTTTAGAACTCTCCGAAGAACTATGTGCCCTGCGTACTGATGCCATGCTGGCTGGAATGAGTACAAAAGAAATTCGCAAGGACATAGATCAAACTGAACTCAAGGTCAAGTTAGTAAGCAAGAAAGCCGGGCAGTATCGTATCAAAGCACTACCAGCACAAAGCAACATTAACGATATTCGCAGCTATATCAAAGAAGTGCAGGTGCAAACAGGTATCAAGGTAGACTTTATCATGTGTGACTACTTGGACTTGTTGATGCCTGTGAGTGCTAAAGTTAGTCCCAATGACTTGTTTGTCAAAGACAAGTATGTTTCAGAAGAACTGCGTAACTTGGCCAAAGAACTTAATGTGTTGTTTGTGACAGCAAGTCAGTTGAATCGTAGTGCAGTAGAAGAAATTGAATTTGACCACAGTCATATTTCGGGTGGTATTTCAAAGATCAACACAGCAGATAACGTGTTTGGTATCTTTACTAGTAGAGCTATGCGTGAGCGTGGCAAGTATCAAATTCAGTGTATGAAGAGTCGTAGTAGTACAGGTGTAGGTCAAAAGATTGACTTGGATTACAACATCGAAACCATGCGTATCACAGATCCAGGAGAAGAAGCTGGCCCTGTTAACAGTTTCCGTAAGCCGGATCTGCTGTCAAGTATCAAGGCACAAAGTCGTGTGGCACCATCGTCAACCAACACAATGGATCAAGACTCCGATGAGGATGTGGGCAAAATCACAGCCGATGTGCAAAGTGCCAAACTCAAACAACTGTTGGGAAAAATTAAAACAGGTTAGCAACCACAGGCACACGATCAGCTATGCTGATGTCCTTGGCTTGATCTTGCAGTTGAATATTTTGTTTAAATTCTGCCCACAACTGATCAACCTCAGTTAAATCAGCCGAGCCTATGTAGGCCTGATAATCATCCGCAGACAGATAGTTGCGTAACTGTTCTCTAGCAACGCTGGGTAACACATGTGGAGACAACCACGCAGGATCACTGATAGGATTACAAGTTACTGGCAACCCAACTTCTTTAAACCATGACATGGTTTCATTATGACTAAACAGGGTTATGTTGCTGATTGTGTAGTGCGCACTGACATCCTGTGCTATGGTTCTAAAGTAAGCTAGATTGTCCTGTAGCCGTGACCACTGACTGGGATATCTAACATACTCGTACACAGCGCCAATTCCATCAATGCTCAGACAGAAATTCATGTTGGGAAATTTGTTTAATATTTCTTTTTGTTTGTCATTGAGCTCAACATTACCATTGGTCACAATACTGACAAACAAGTCAGTGTTGTCCATGGCATGTAAACGTTCTAAGATTTCAAAGTTTCTACGTTCAAACAGGGGTTCTCCGCCCATGAAGCTAAGGAACCGCAAATTGGACATGTCAAACAATTCAAACACACTATCCACCGACACCGGCGACACACGCTGTATGGGTATGTGAGGAAACATGCGACGTTCCAGTTCGGCCCAACTACTACTGCACCCGCTACCGCAACTGACACAGGTTGCGTTGCACACGCTACTGGTCATAAGGTTTAAACTTAGCATGGGCACAGGGCCCGATTTGGCTGCCGCAAACAAGTCCTCTGCACTGCGTTCCAAAAACCAATCGTAAGTGGCCAGTTTTTGTTGACGATCGCTTTGAATTCCTGCATCCTCTAAACGCCAGCAGTGCGAACAAATGTCCGATCGTTGTTCTGTGAGCATGTCCTGTTTGACTTGTTCTAAGTCATAGTCATCGGTGAACCAGTGGCAACAGGGACGGTCGTAACCACTGCCATTGATTACTCGGGCATAAAAAGGCAACACACAGAATGTTTTCATCTTAAATATTGTTATGATCAATTACAACCGCTGGAGGGATCAACAACTCAGCGGATTCTCTAGCATATTTAAGCAACCTGTTTTACTGGAACAAGAAAGTCAAATGCTCAAATTTGTCAAGTCTTGCCCGGATGTGGTCTGGCGCTGGATAGCACCAATGAATGGATTTAGAACTCTGGTCCAGGATCATGTCCGCTTGGGTTCGGGCACAGGTGTTGTGGTATTTGGTCCTATTTTGGATAATTTAACCACTGGTCAACTGGTGCACCGTGTACAAGAGTTAACCGCGGGCATGGATCATGCTTACATAGCCATAAATCGTTATGAAGTAACTGAACATGACATGCCCTTTGACCTGCCCGACAGTATAGAGGATAGTTTGGATCGGATCATGCACCTGGCCAATTCAAATTTCCGCAGACTGCACACCTACCCAGAGGTAGATGGCGAACACATGGTTGCTGCACACCCAATGGACTGTTACATATTATGCAAGTAATTTCTGGTTACAATCATTCCCTAGGCAATATACAGCAGACACAGCAATTTAGATTGTATCATATATCACGTCCCAAATTGCGTGAGTGGCGACAGGCTCGACACGGTGTGCCCATGCAGTTAGATGGTGTAGACCAGTGGATTGTCGATACTCTAAAACCTCCGCGTCTGGCTGCGGTGGACTGTGCTGGCTGGTATTTTAGCGACCTTGGCATTGAAACTGTGTGCTTGGAATCTGACCCAATTGGGCAACTGTACTGCCCTACGGCTCATTATGAGCCCGATGTATTGACACATCGTCCCAGTTACTGGCCCACCGACTGTCCTACCTTATTCAAGTATCCAGCATTTTTAAAATACACAACTGTGAACACATTTGCAACCTTTTTAAATGTCTGGTGTTGCGGCACAATTATTCTGCACTTTGAACCTAGATTTATCAAACACAATCATTTAAAATACAATCTAATAGATTTAATACGGCCCAGAGTTTCTTTTAATGTTACAGAAATGGATCGTACAGTATGGAGAATTGATCTATGAATCGGTGCGTGTTGATTCGCCATGGTTTGCGTGTAGTCGACGGCTCATTTGCCACATGCTGTTTTAACAATCAAAACCCATTTCAAGCAACAGATTATCTAATAGATCCCGAGCATTGCCGTGCCTGTGTAGACCAAGAAACCAATGGCATACAAAGCTACCGACAAGGTGCCAATCAACGCTTTGGCATTGAGCATGATCATCACAGCCCAATTGTGTTGGACATTACTCCTAATCGCAACTGTAATTTGGCCTGTAAAATCTGTGATGAATGGAGCAGTAGTACCTGGAGTAGAATTAAAGACATCTCCATACCCAAAAACTACAATGCCACAGTGGCGGAATTTGTTAATTTGTTTGCTGATGTGGATTTAAGCCATGTAGAAGAAATCAACTTCAGCGGTGGTGAGCCATTGTTGAATAACAATCTTGTACGTTACTTGGAACCATTTAGCGATCGCATTGCATTTGATCAAATTACTCTTAGATTCAGCACCAATGGTAGCATGAAATTCGAACCCAGAGTCCTGGACTTTTTAAGTAAATTCAAGTTGGTTCTGGCCAGATTCAGCATAGACGACGTAGGTGCAGCATTTGAATATCAGCGTTGGCCAGCTCACTGGGTCGAAGTTGAAGCCAATTGGAATCATTTCTTAGAGCACATGCCACATCAAGTCATGCCGGCCATAAATCGAACTGTGAGTTTGTTAAACATTGCCCGATTAACTGAATTAGAAACCTGGGCGGCTCACTATCTCACAACTTATTCGGGTGATAAAATTGAATTGTTGGATCATTTTGCTGACGGTGTGTACAGTTTAGATCATTTAACACAACCCATTAAGGATCTGGTTTTGAAACGTTGCGGTATTGACAGCAAAGCCTGGCAGTATGTGGCCAATAGATCAGTGACAAACCGCGCAGAATCTGTTAAACTAGCAGTTGAGCAACAAGATCACTTACACCAAACCCAATTAAAATTCATAGACTCAGAGTTATATCAAGCCATAATCAAATGAAAACACTCATTGTATTCAGAGAAGGTCACAGCGGTAACTTCCTTAAAGCCCTGGTGCAAAATTACCCAGCGGATCAGGTACAGCACCGAGTAAATGAATTGCACTTCAAAGAGCTACGTGACATTACCCTGACACACAAGGTTGATTTACAAACACAATCACGTAAATTCAATCAAATTTTACGTATATTACCAACGCACAACATATTCACTGCCATATTCAACAATTTTAGTAAAAAGATTCTAATAGAAATGACTCCGCCTGGCGAATACGAGCAGTGGCGCAACAACACCGTACTCTGGTATGATCGCTGTTATTACAATCAAGTTGAATACTATCATTTAATACAGCAAGACATTGCCAACAATCAGTATCTCAACGTGGTTAATTTTGATAGATTACTTGATATAGACTATATGTCTGATATTTTAAATCATTATTTTGGTCAGTTACTGACTGACAATCAAAAAGAATTATTAAAGCAGTATGCCGACCAACAATTACAAGCAGATGTCAATGGTCTTTATAAGGATATGCCGGCCATTATTGGCAATATCACAGATGCAATGTTTGAAGAAAATCCCTGGTTCTTTGCCAATTGTGTGTACAGATACGAATTAGCCAATGACCTGGTAGAAACGCAACGAACCTGGACCCTAGACAATTGCCGTACGGTGCAAACAACGCAGGATTTATTGAAATTAGCCCAGCAATATAACCGGGACAAACACTAACAAGTCTTTATTTTTTTCAATAAATAATAAAAAGGTTCTGGCCCAAAATGCAAAAGAAAACTCGTAGCTTATTAGAAGAATTAGACAGCATGTACATTGAGCGTGATCAACGTCACGTAATCGAAACTCGTGCCAGCAATATCATTTCCAGTGCTATTCGTCTACTAGAACAAATTGACGAAAGTTATACTACTGAGCAGGCCGAGAATCTCACCCGTAAATTGATCAATGCAATTAAGTTGCGTGACCCAGGCAAGTTTACAAGAACCGTGAGAAAAACCGATGCAAATTCATGAACTAACCCGACGCCAAGTCAAAGAGGACATTGGCAGTGAGCTGGCAGGCATGGCCGCCAATGCAATGGGTATGGGCCCAGCACAAACAGCAACCAGGGCGGCCACTGGGTTAACCAAACAAGGATATGGTGCTGGTTATCAACCACCCAGTGCCGAGTGGAAAGACAAGTATGATAAAATTGTTCAAGATCCGGCAGTTAAACAATATGTGGCAGGATTGGCCAAGGCCTGGATAGCCAGTCAACAAGCACCAGTTAAGGAAGCCAACGCACCCACAGTGGCCCCAGTGTCAGAACAAGACAAAAACATGCGTGAAGCAAAGGATCGACGATCATCCAAACTCAACTGGCGCAAGGATGCGCTCAAGAGTGTGGGTGCTTCATTTGATCCGTCTCCACCGGCTCGAGCCAAACCAGGGCAGATGCCTGCCTCTGTGGCTAGTAGCAAACAAGGCAAACTTATGTTAAAGGCCTATGGTAAACCTCAAGGTGGTATACAGGATGTCGACGAAGCTCCGCAAGAATACACTACTCCAGGAGGAATAATCGTACCAGGTAGCACAAAAACAGATGCAACCACACCAAAACCGCCTGCAGGTGCCAACCCTGCCTTGGCAACTGCAACACCCAGTCCAGACACATATGGTACGAAATTTGTAAACTTCACTGATGCAAAATTGGCATCTAAGATTCCTGGCACATACGAAACAGTGACCATGGACATGGTGAGAAAATTGCCTGGAATCAAAGGTGCACTTGATAAAAAATTAGCCAACGTTGAATCAACTGTGGGCACACCACAACATGCATACAATGTTGAGGAATACCTCAAAGTTGCCGTGGCTGGAGTACAAGCCGTGAGTCAACAAATTAAGAATGAAAAAGGCGTAGGCGCCACACCGGGTGCAGGTGCAACTACCTTGGGCCTGTCAACTCAGCAAATTCGTAACCTTCGTGCCATGGCCAATGATCCCAATGCCAAAGAAGAAATCAAACAGTTGTTGGGATTATAACAATGACTTTTATATTTGAAGGCGGTAATGTATTCAAAGATGCCAATGGGCAACCTGTTACCCAGCGCATAACACAAACCGATGTAAAACCTACATTGGCCTGGCTAGAAGAACTATTGCCTGGCATGGATTTACAAAACAACACACTGGGTAGCACAGGAATTAAAGACACGTCGGGTGACATGGACATTGCTGTGGATCCTAAACAAATTACCAAGTTACAACTGATCACACGTTTGCAACAGTGGGCACAAAGTCACGGATTCAAACCTGAAGAGTGGGTCAAACAAACCGGTGCCGGTGTGCATTTCAAAACTCCAATCACAGGTCGTCCCGATCAGGGCTACGTGCAAACAGACTTTATGTTTCTTAACAATATTCCATGGTCAAAGTTTGTGCTAGGGGCCATGCCCGCTGATAGCCAATTCAAAGGCCGTGAGCGCAATGTTCTAATGAACAGCATTGCCAAAGCCATGGGTTATAAATTAAATCAAATTGCTGGCATTGCTGATCGTGCCACAAATGAAATTATTTCAGATGATCCAGATCGGGTGGCCCAAATGTTGTTGAACCGACGTGCTACACGTGCAGATTTGGCCAGCGTAGAAACGATTCTAGCTGCATTACAACGAGATCCCAAACGTGACGAAAAATTAGCAGACTTCCGGGCTCACATGGAACGTGAAGGCTTGTCATTCGAACAACCTGTGGCTGAAAACACAGAGCTGTACACAGAAGTAAACTTTCTAGCCCGGTTAAGAGATCGCATTGTTAATCAAGGCATGCA